CCGTCTCTTGCGGGTGAAGCATCGCCATGAATCCGCCCTTGCCATCAAGCCCGCCGCTTCGAGTTCCTGATCCCGTATACCCTCCGCCATCAAATGACGCGGCAACGGAACCTATGGCCCCAAGTATGCCGGTGCCAGCCTTGCCACCACTTCCGAAATCGCCTAGCGCATTCAACACCTGCTTTTGCACGATGATGCGCAGAATGTCTGCAATGATCGAGTTCGCCAACTCCTTAAATGACAGCTTGCCCTTCATCACGCCATCGACAAAGGTATCGGTGAACTGCTTTCCCCATCCCTGCACGGACTTGGTCAGGTCTTCCATGCCCTTGTTGGCATCGGTCAGCTTGTCCATGTCGTCCTGCGCCTTGATGACGGCGCGGGAATATGTTTCCATGTCGATAGCACGGCCTTGCAGCAGCTTGCCTAAGTTTTCCAACGTGACGTTGTAGGCTTCCAGCGGCGTGCGCATGCTTTCGTACATCTTTGCGCCCTCTTCCATCACTTCGATGTCTTTCTTCTTCGCATCGATCAGGTCAAGTATTCCGGCTGCGCGGGTACGATCCGCTTCGCCAGCGCCAGCAGCAGCCAACTTGTAAAGCTCCGTTTCTTTCGCTGTCTTGCCCATCACGTCGTATTGCGCTTGCAGGCTGGTGAGCATGCCAGCAATGGTTTCTTTCAGCTTCTTTGCGTCCTCTGCCGCCTTTTCTGCCGCCTTGCTGATCGGCGTAGGCGGGTCTTTCTTTTTGGCTCGCGCTTCCGCCTTCACTTCTGCCTCAGTCCAAACGGCATCGAGCGTCTTGATAGTGCCAAACATGTTCTCAGCAGAATCGGCAAATATGTTCGACCAAGTATCAACAGCGCCTTGAAAATCCCCGTCGAACATCCTCCCAATCACGGCACCAACGCCTCCGAGAATTGTTCCCAAGTTTTGGAACACGCCAGCAACAATCACGCCACCAGACATGAGAATCTTCATGCCGGTAGCCGCCGCCTGCGCCGCCTTCTCTAACCCGCCAGCCTCCTTCGCACTCGCTATAAGGTGATCTGTAAGGCCAGTTAACGAGGGTAAAACGGCCTTCATGATCTGATTGGCGAATCCCTGCTTGAGCGTGTTTAATCGCGTCAGGTTGTCATTGAATCGCTCTGCTGCGGCGGTTGTGCCACCATCAAGCTCAACGCCCAGCGCACGCGCTTCTTCCCTCATTTCCTTGATGCCATCCCTGCCGGAATTCAGCATTGGAATGAGTGCTGCGCCTGATTTGCCGAATATCTTGATGGCAAGGGCTGTCTTGCCTGCTCCATCCTCCATGCCAGCAAACTGCTCAGCAACTTCCATCATTACCTGATCGCTGTTCTTGATCTGCCCGGCTGAATCCTTTGCTGATATGCCCAATGTTTTCAGAGCAGCCGTCGCATCCTCTCCGGCACCTTTTGCCACGTCGTACATCGTTGCGCTCAGTTTGCTCATTGACGCTTGCAACGCCCCAGCCTCTACGCCAGAAAGATTTGCAGCATAAGCAAGTGTCGAGAACGCATCCACTCCAACGCCAGCCTGCTGCGCCATCTTGGTCATAGCGTCAGCATTATCAAGAGCATGCTTGACCATGACAGACGCAACGCCAACGCCAGCTACGAACATGGCGCCAATGGCTTTACCTGCCATTACAGCGTTCTTTTTCATGTCATCCATGCGCTTACCGGCAACGTGCGCAGCTTTGCCCATGTCACTTTGAAACTGGGCCGTTGAAGCGGAAAGTGAGACGACCAGCGAACCCAAACTCGACATATCAATTACCTTTTTTGAAAAGCGCTATCTTCATACGCCTGGTTAACTCTTCCGGGTCCGTTGTTTCCGGCTGTGGTGCAATCTGGCCTTCCGTCCTGATTTCGTAGAACGCCCGCCACTCTGCTAACTCTGATGAATCCATTCTTCGCAGCATTTCGCCAACCGGAAGCCCTAATTTCTCAGCCAAAGAAAAATAGAACATCCGCTCCGGTCGGCTTCTTAGTTTCCCTTTGCTTCCTCGATGTCCTTTTCGGTCAGCGAGTTAATGCGTTGAGCAATCTTTGCGCATCTCTCTAAAGCCGCGCCAGACTTAGCCCCCAACGCAACGGCGTCGCCATCGGAGAACAGGCGATTACCGGCCTCATCGACAGCGCAGGCAACGACCAGACGCGCACGGATGTTCGCCATGTTCACCTTGCCGCCCTTGTCGATCAGCGAGGCCTCCCATGCGTCCCGCGCTGTGCCTGTCATGGTGGAGATGATGATTTCGCCTCCCCATTCCGGCACGGCTACGGATTCGGTCTTCAGGTCGGATGATTCTAAAATTGCGTCACGCGATAATTTCATCTGTCTCTTTCAGTGATTAAGCCCAAACGACAGCGCCGGAGATGCGCAGCGCAACCGAAGAGGTAACAACGCCATCAACGCCGCCAGCAGTCGGGATTGATTTGGCATACGCCGTGAATGTGGCTGTTTCGGCATTCGGGAAGGTCAGAATGTACGATTTCAGCGATCCAGCCGAGCGGCTTGCCCGCAGGGCCATTTGCCCCGCGTCTGTGTTGACTTGGTTCATTTCAAACGAGAACCCGCCTTCATCAACCAGCCCGAGACGGAATTCTTTCGCGGATGAGCTGAGGTTGGTAACATCGATCTCGCTAGCTTGTCCGTCAAAGCCGGAGAACGTTTTAAGTTCATTGATCTGTGTCAGCGCAACGGGCGTGAGAGTGCCGTTTGCTGCTGTCAACGCGCCACCCGTAGTGTCGATGTCGAGAGCAATCGTGTTGGTTGTTGCGTTCTGCACGACGGCGGTTAGCCCGTTCATCAGTGCAGCAGACGTGCCGAGGAACAAGCTGAGAGCTACTACGTCACCATTGCTCAAGCCGTGTGCGGCTTTGGTGATGATGGTCGGGTATCCGACAGTTGCGGTTACTGTTGCGATTGCTGACCCAGATCCGGTTTCGATCTTGAGCGTGCTGCCTTGTGCGGAAATTGCGTTCGAGGCCATTTGTGACTCCTAAAATGAAAAAAGCCCGCCGAAGCGAGCCAGATAGTGGAAAGTGGTTTGTTACAAATGCCAGATCGAGTAATCGAGCATCACGCGATGCGTTTGTGTGTCGGATTCATACGTGTCTTGCTCCATTTGCCGCGTGTTCTTGATGGCGAATCCAAGCATGGCAGCCTTGACTAACGCTGCTTTCGCCTGCGAATCCGCGAACGATGCCGCCCATACGTCGATCTGTAGGCGCGTGTTCTGCAATTGGCCGGTGCCGGAGAGCGTGTTATCAGGTGTCGCGGAGATGCGCTGATAGGTGATATACGGTTTCGTCGGGTTATCGGGCGCTGTGTTCGGATAGCAGCGGTTCGCCACGATGGGCGCTATCAATGTTCGGAGGTCGGTCAGCATCATTTACGGCTCCTTAACTTTGCTGCGGCCTTCTCGATTGCTTTGGCAAGGCGTGATTTCATGATGTCGATTTGCTTTTGCTTTGTTCCCTCGAATGCAGGGCGAAGGAATGGCCTTGCCGACATTTTGCTGGTTCCGAACTCGAGGAAAAGGAAGTGAAATGCATCTTGCCCGCGCTTCCTGTACTTTCTCCCGAACCTAACGCCCACGATTGCCGTTTCCTGGGTGCTATTTGATCCGGCCTTGCTTCTAGTCCGATAAATCGATTTTTTCAACGTACCCGTATCACTTGGGGCGTTTGCCTTTGCTTGTTTCTGAACAACTCCGGCGCCAGCCGATACAGCCGACCTCAACGGCCCTTTATGCAATTCCTTGGGCAGTTCCACCATGGCCTTCTGTAGCGCTTCCAGCCCTTCTATCTTCATTCCGATCATGCCGACCTCGAGCACATCAGCAACATGGATGTGTCGCTCTGGCGCAATATGCCCTCAATGCTGTATATGTCCAGCCCATCAACGACGCGCATCGATGGAAGGATTCCGGTCATGCGCCGGATGTGAATCTTGGTAGTGACTTCGTTCTGTGTCGCAGCAGCAGCGATATACTCGCGAGCGCTTACATCGTTGACAGACGCCCATACTTTCCCATCGGAGAGCGGGATAAGGTTCTCCCATGCATCCACCGGAGCGCCGTATTCGTCCTGCCCGGTAACGCGCTGCTGGACAAGGACGCGCTTTGTCATCGGCGTCATGCGTATGTCCGATGCGGATCAAGCAGGCCATTCAGGAACGGCGACTGCTCTGTTTTGCGGTCAGCAGCGGCATCGGGATTGTTGACCCAGTACGATACTTGCGCGGCAACCCACATTTGCACGGACTCCGGCATGATCTCGGCAACGAAATCCACGCCGCAAGCGTGCGATGCTAGTCCGGTAGCGCCGGTAATCATCATCGGCAGGATTGCGTCGAAGCTGGTATCGTCGATCCGCGCCCATGTCTTGATGAGGTCGATGTCGGGAGCCGCCATTATTTAGCCTTTGCTGCCTTGATTGCGGCAGGATGTAAGTCGAGCATTCCATGCTTCGCGCCGGTTTCCGCGTCAGCAGGGGAGAGTGCTACCACCTCACGCGCTTTGCCGAATCCGCAATCCATCAGCACGAATGCCTCAACGGTAATTGGTGTTTCTCTTTTCGTTGCCATGCTTGGCTCCAATTGAAAAGAGGGAGCCGAAGCCCCCTCTTGTTTTGCTTACTAGGTATTGCTGTTGACGTACACTTTCACAGCAGCAGGCTCCAACAGATTGCCGCCCGAACGCGTCCAGCCACAGAAGCCGACTTGACCTTTCAGCGCAAAGGCCGAATCGTCAAAACGCCGAATGCTGGTGGTGTTGGTCACGTCGCGGATGGTGTACTGGCTGAGGTCGCCGAACGCGATAGACTTGGCATTGGCCGCCATGACAGCCATATCATCGTTGATGACTACCGGGTGACCGTTCAGGGTATCGGGAGCGCCGACATCCATGCTCGGAACCCAAAGCGGGCGGCCTGTGGTGTCCTTCAGCTTCGAAACAACAGAAACACTCAAGTCGTTCATCATGTAGCGAGCGTTTGCGCGATACGCACGATTAACCGAATGCTTCAGGTCAACCAAGTCCTCGTACAGCACCGTCAAGGTTTGGCCGGTGGTGCCGGTCTTGCCTGTGCCAGCCTTCGGAATCACGCCATCAGGAACAGTCGTACCAGCGCCAACGGTAAAGTGCGTGTTCTGAATGCGTGCAATACGCTGCGCAAGCCGGTTGACCACGAATGCAACCACGTCGATCGCCGAATCCTGAATCAACTGAACAGGAAGAGCGATTTGCTTGGATGAATACATGAACGTAGACAGCGGAACGGTGCCGAACGTGATTTCGCCAACGGCAGCGGCTACATTTTCGCCAACGATTTCGCCAACTTCTCCGGTGCCGTCCGAAGTCGGGAAGTTCAGCGATGCGCCCGATGCGGTGGTGATAATCGACGCGACTTCACGCATGCCGCCGTAAGCCTTTAGCTTGTCGATAACCATTGCCGCGATTTCTGCCGGTACGGTATAGCCGCCTTCTGCCGGAGTCGTGGTGGACATGGCGTTGCGGATCGCAATAGCGTGCTCAGTCGATACGTTGTTGCCAAAACGCATGTACAGCGCAACAGCAGCCAATGCATCAATAGTCATGCCATCGTCTTTTTGCTTCGGAGCAGCGTTGTAATACTGATCTGCTTCCTGTTCGCGCATTTTTTCAATGGCTTTGATCTGGTTTCTGGCCATCTCGATTTCATTGGTGTAGCCATCGAAAGTTGATTGATCTTCTTTCGTCCAAGTCTGATCGCCTTTTTCGGCCAGCAGATGATTGGCTTGCTTTGCGAGGTTTGCTATCTTCTCGCGCAGAGCGGTAATGTTCTTCATTCTTTGGTTCCTTAAATGAAAAAACCCGCACAGGGCGGGTTCGTGGGTGAAGGTGTCCGACCTTCGGCGGCTCTAGCGCGAGAAGCGTTAGGAAACTTGCAAAAGGTTGAGTCTGTTCTGATTGGTTTGTGCGGTTCCTGTCGGCTCCGGCTCGTCTGGTGCCGCTGGCTCGGCGACTGGATCAGCCGCCTTTAATGCTTCCGGCGCTTTGGCGAATGCGGAAAGGTTCCATGTGTTTTTTGCTGCGCCGGTTGATGCGATGCGGTCAACGAAGCCATGCTCCAATGCCTCGTCCGCACTCATCCATGTTTCAGCGTCCATCATGGCGACAACATCATCAGCATCCTTGCCGGTCTTGCCGGTGTAGTCGGCAACGATTGATCCTTCGATTTTTTCCAGCAGATCGGCTGTTTCGCGCATGACGTTCTTGTCGCCCCACGCCATCCCGCTTGCATTGTGAATCATGAAAAA